GAGTAATGTTTAGCACGATAGTGTATTTAGCATCAGAGCGAGGAATGGAAGTTCAAATTCCAAGAGTTGCCGAAGAAGCAAATGAACGAATCGCGGGACTCATATCAAACTGTAAACAACAGTATAAAGATATTTCAGGCGAAGCTTTAGGACTAAAAGAAGAATCTCAAAGAGACAGTGTAGAGCTAGTTCAAGCATCTTCAGTAAATCCCCGTCGAGTAGCGCTCTATAGAAAATTTGTAGATTTTTCCATAAGCTAACTAACGATGGGTAGAGATGGCTCCGCAAAATAAAAAAAGACAAGTTAAAGAAATAATAAAGTGCGGAAAAGACCCTCTTTACTTCATTAACACTTATGTCAAAATTCAGCATCCTTTGCGAGGGACTATAGATTTTAAAACGTACCCTTTTCAAAATGATTGCGTTAATGATTTTGTTGAACACAGGTTCAACGTTGTTTTAAAGTCTAGACAGCTCGGCTTATCTACTCTTGCGGCAGCTTACGCCGCTTGGTTAGCTTTATTCTATAAAGATAAAAATGTCTTAATTATTGCGACAAAATTAAGCGTGGCTATGAACTTTATTAAAAAAGTTAAAACAGCTATGCGGGGATTACCTCCATGGTTAGTTTTGCCAGAGATAACTGGAAACAATAAGCAGAGCGTAGAATTTAGTAATGGCTCACAAATAAAAGCTGTTCCAACTTCCGAAGACGCTGGTAGATCTGAAGCGTTATCACTGCTTATCGTAGATGAGGCTGCATTTGTTAGAAATTTTGATGAGCTTTGGATGGGGCTATATCCCACTTTGTCCACTGGCGGTAGAGCAATAATACTTTCGACACCAAATGGCGTGGGAGGACAATATTATGATCTTTATATTAAGGCCGAATCTAAAGAGAATGAATTTAACCCTATAAAACTTCAATGGGACGTGCATCCGGAAAGAGACGATGCATGGTTTGAAGAAGAGTGCAAAAACCTTTCCGACAAACAAGTCGCTCAAGAGCTGTTGTGTGATTTTGCTGCTTCTGGAGAAACATTTTTAAAAGCAGAAGATGTAGAATATCTTCGATACATGGTAAAATCGCCCATGGAAAGATGGGGTCCTGAAATGGCTTGTTGGCAATGGAAATATTCTCTTACTGATCACGATTATATCATTTCCGCAGATGTTTCTAGGGGAGACTCTAAAGACTATTCAGCTTTTCATGTTATAGACACTAATGAATCTGAAATAGTTTGCGAATTTAAAGGAAAAATCCCGCCAGACCAATTTGGAATATTGTTAGTTGAAGCTGGAAAAAGATTTAACAACGCCGTGATCTGTCCAGAGTCTAATACATACGGTTATGCAGTTTTAGTTAAATTAAAAGAACTTGGATACACCAACATATATTTTGCAAAAGAGAAAGAAAAATATGACGTCTTATATGGAAATGGAAGCATCGGCAAAGCTGGTTTTTCTACCCAGGGTAATAACCGTGGAAAAATTCTTACTCGTCTAGAAGAAGTTTTAAGAAACAAGCAGATAAAAATATATTCTTCCAGATTTTATGAAGAGATGAAAACTTTTATTTGGAAAAACAATAAAGCGCAAGCTATGCGTGATAAAAACGATGATCTAGTTATGGCTTTAGCTATAGGGTTATGGCTTTATGACACCAGTGAAGCCTTCAACAAACAGAGTGTCGATCTCAACCAAGCAATGCTTCAAGCTATGGGCGTGATGAGTAATGCTCCAAAGGGCATTTTAGATCCTAAGCTTAAAACAGTCAATCAAATCAATCCATTTAAGCCAGTCATTTTAGATGAAGCTGATATGGAAGATGACGAAAAAAAGCCATATAGTTTTGGCTGGCTGTTGAAATAGTTTATTCTAGAATAAAAATGAATATTTATTGTAAGAACAAGAGTGATATAGAAAATGGCTGATAACTCACCAAGTTTATTTAGAAGATTAACTGCTCTTTTTAGAGCTGGTCCGTCTATTAAAAGAAGAATAAAGTCTTTTGATGGTAAAAATCCTGGACCCGCGAGTTCTTTACAGCAGTTTAGGAAATCACATAGCGACATATACACAAATACAATGTCCGCATATGGGTCTTTTGACAGGATGGCAAGATATTCTGATTTTTCAGAAATGGAAGCCACTCCAGAGATTTCTTCTGCTTTAGACATATATTCAGAAGAAACTGCATCAGTAGACGATAAAGGGAATGTACTCCACATATATTCTGAAAATAGAAAAATAAGAGAGCTATTGTTTACTCTTTTTTATGATACTCTGAATTTAGATTTTAATCTTCCAATGTGGGTTAGAAATTTATGTAAGTACGGAGATTTTTTCTTGTTTAACGATGTTTCTCCTGAGTTTGGTGTAATAGCTTGCTATCCAATTCCAATCTCTGAAATAGAAAGAGAAGAAGGTTACGATCCTGAAAATCCAGGAGCGGTTAGGTTTCGCTGGATGACGCAAGGAAATCAGATTCTTGAAAATTGGCAAATCACCCACTTTCGCTTACTTGGCAACGACGCGTTTCTTCCATACGGCTCTAGCGTATTAGAGTCAGCTCGAAGAATTTGGAGACAGTTGATTCTCATCGAAGATGCGATGTTAGTTTATCGTATCATACGCGCACCTGAGCGCCGTGTATTTAAAATTGACGTAGGAAATGTTCCACCGGAAAATGTGGCCGAATATCTTGAGCAAGCTAAAACTTCTCTTAAGAGAGAGCCAGTTGTTAATAAATCGGATGGCAGAGTAGATCTCAGATATAACCCTCTTTCCGTGGATGAGGATTACTTCATCCCGGTTCGCGGAGGTGACTCAGGGACCGATATATCTTCTCTGGCTGGAGGACAAAACACGTCAGCTATTGAAGATGTAGAGTATATTCAAAAGAAATTATTTGCAGCTCTTAAAATTCCAAAAGCATATCTTGGATATGACGAAGAAATAGGGTCAAAAGCAACGTTGGCTCAAGAAGATATAAGATTTAGTAGGACAATTCAAAGAATTCAAAAAACGGTTATATCAGAGTTGAATAAGCTTGCAATGATTCATCTTTATTCTCATGGATTTACTGGCGATGATTTGGTAGATTTTGACTTAAAACTCTCTAACCCCTCAAGCATAGCCCAGCAACAGAAACTAGAACTAATTTCTCAAAAATTCGACATTGCTGGAAAAGTGCCAGAAGGAATGTTGGATAAAGATTGGGTTAGAAAAAATGTTTTAGGTCTTACTAATGAAGAAATAGCATTAGTGGAAGAGGGAAGAGCAAATGACAAAAAGAGAGACGCAGAACTTGAAGCTTCGGGTGGAGAGGGCGGTGGTGACGACGCTGGTGGCGGAGATGAAGGCGGAGATGAAGGTGGCTTATTCGCAGCTGATCAAGTAGTTGGTGATGTACTAGATGGTAACGTCCTCCCAATAGGAGTTTCTCCACTTCCAGAAGCAGATTCAATAAATGAAGATGACGATGAAGATGACGATGAAGATGACGATGAAATTATAAAGTTTTCTTTAGATGATGAATCAGGACCAGCTCGTGTAGACAACATGGTTAAAAATATATGGAATGAACCTATAAAAAAATCTAGATCTTCTAAATCGCAAAGATTGCATTCTCCAGATTTTAAATCTATGACCGGAGTAGGGTCTTCTACAAGGAAGAGGGATTCTATGAACAGCCCTTACGATTCTGAATTTTTTAAAAATCCTTTTGGCGAAAACATGAATTCAGAAGTATCGACACTTTTAGATCATAGCGTAAATGCGCCGAGAATGGATGCTTCTATGAAAGATGTTATAAGTAACCTTTCAAATATTATAGATAATCATAGTAGGGGTCTTCTTTCTGAACAAGATGACTCTGCTTTAGAATTTGATCTAGAAGATTTAAACGAAATGGATGAAGGATAAAATGCCGAAGCATAATAAAAAAAGAAATGTTGGAATTATCTATGAACAACTACTTTCTTCTCTATCACGCGCTTTAGTAGAGGGCAAAAATGGAGAAGTTAAAATAGTAAAAGGAATCATTGATAAACACTTCAAGCCTGGAACAGAGCTCTATAAAGAGTTTAGGCTTTTTCAAGCTATGGTTAAAACAAAGGTGCCTCGAGAGTCTTTAGCTATTAAAATATTAGGAGAGGCAAAAACAGCTTCTGTTAATAGAAATGCAAAAAAACTCCAAAGAGAAAAATCTATGTTGATAAAAGACATAAATTACAAAATGGGCAATTCTAATTTTTATAACCAGAGAGTCCAAGAATATAAAGAATACGCAACCGTTCAAAATCTTTTAAACTTGTGGGAAAAAGGTGAGGCGGGATCGCTACAAGAAGCCATCAGATATGAATCTTTAGTGCAGGACATGCTTCTAAGAGAAGAAGACCAGCATAATTTCGAAGATGAAAAAACTGAAGATGTAAATAAGCTAACTGTGAAAATAATGTTAGAAAAATTTAATAAAAAATATGATTCTAGCTTAAATCAAATGCAAACAAAAATAATTAAAGAATACGTTTTTTGTTCTGGAGAAAATTCTTTAAAGAGTTTATTAAACGAAGTAAAAATTGCTGCCATGCACGAAATATCCCAAGTTCCAAATTCGCATAGCAATAAGGTCATTTGTGAAAAAGTTAACAAAGTTAAAAATAACATTTCTAGATTAGACGAAAATATTCATGATGACGAAAATATTTCTAGATTCTTGTTGCTTTCTAAACTTTCAGAAGAACTTAAGGAGGATTCAGTATGAGCGATTCTAAATTACATTTGCTCACGAGTTGGACTCCGTTTGAATATACTGTAGATCAAATTAAAGAATCTAGAGAAAATAACGGCGGAAAAATTTTAATGCGAGGCGTACTTCAAAAGTCTGATACGCTTAATCAAAACGGCAGAGTCTATCCTCGCGTTATCTTAGATAGAGAAGTTAGAAACTATCAAAAATTCATAGCAGAAAATCGAGCGCTTGGAGAGTGCGATCATCCCGACTCTTCAGTTGTCGAACTTAAAAACGTGTCTCACATAGTAAGAGAAGCTTATATGGACGGAGATATATGCTATGGAACTGTAGAGCTTTTAGATACTCCAGCTGGAAAAATACTCCAGAGTTTAGTCGAATCTGGAGTGACTTTAGGTATATCATCTCGAGGAGTTGGATCTACTAAAAATGAGGGAGATCACCAAGTAGTTCAAGACGATTTTCAATTAATTTGCTGGGATTTCGTTAGTGAGCCTTCGACTCCAGGAGCTTTTATGATGCGTGAAGGTGTAGAAGTTAGAAGGTCTGATTTAAATAAGCATTTTAATAAAACAGATAGAATTGATAGAATATTTAACGATATTTTAGATTGGGAGTAAAAAATGTCAAATTATAGAACTGGCCCCGGTTGGAACTTTGCGCCGGAATACCAGTGTTCTGGCACGCCTTTTGTAACATCAAGCAATTATGATGAAATCAGGAGTAGT